GGCGCTCGAGGGGGGCGGTAGAGCATCTGTTGCTGGTACAGGCGGTGGGGCAAGGATGGGTCCTTCAGGATTAGTCAGTGGCCTATTCAATTTCATGGGTAATAATCCGCTGTTAAGTGCTAGTATATTAGGAGTGATTGGATTATCCAAAAGAAAAGAGATTGAACGCTTTTTGAATGACTCGGGACTAGGTCCATTGATATCCGATACAATAAGCGGCGCACAAAAAGAATTTAAAAACATAATTGTTGAGGCAATCACCAATACTAAAAAAGAAATAGAAACAGAACTTAAAAAGTTATTTAATTCAGAGGGTCGAAAGGCCGCTGATGTTGCTACCGGTATGGCTAAGCCTCTAGGAGGAATACTTGGAGGAGGGCTTGGATTAAAGCTAGCAAAGAAACTTCCATTTCCATTCAGGCTGGGAGCAGCAGTAGCAGGATACGTACTAGGTTCAGAGACCACCCAAGATGTTGGAAACTTGATAAGGGATGCTCAGTTCCCTGATCCATCATTGCCTCCTGAAGAGCAGCAAAAGAAAATGGAGGCGGCTCGTTCTAAGTTAATGGAAATGGGGGTTGAGATTGGTGCAGGAGCAGCAGGATATTACGGACTTAAAAAAGGATATGACAAGATCTTTGGTCCTAAAGCCTCTCCCGTAACTCCAACAGCACCACCTGGAGTAACAGCACCACCTGGAGGAGCTCCTGGAGGTGGTCGTGTACCGATGACTCCTAAAACAATAGCAGATGGTTCGTATGATGCATATAAACGTTCCCAAGCTCCAAGGACAAGTGGAGGGGGTAGCCCATACGCTGCAGCAGAGGCCAATAAACCGTCTCTTCTACAAAGAGCAATGGGATCGCTTGGGAAATTTGCAGAAGATACAAAAGCATTAATGTCTCGTTGTGTAGGAATAATGCAAGGATTAATAGATAAAATAGGAATCAAAAGAGTAGTTGCGTATCTTGCAATGAGAACAGGACTTGCCCTAAGCGGGAGTGTTGGTGGGCCTGTCGTTATTATAACGACAATATTAGCAGCCGGCTGGACATTATATGATGTTGTTTCTTTCTTGTTGGATCTTACTAAAACACTTGAAGGAACGGACACACCTGGTGTAGATAATCCAATGGGAGATCAATCGGGGGCTAATTCAGGAGCTTCGAGCTCAGGATCAACTCCCGTACAACCCCCGGCCGGTAGTTCCCCTCCTAAAAATAGTCAAGCTGAGGTAAGGCAATCAGATAATGCAATTGCAGCAGGAGAATTTGGTATTCCTGCCCGTGGTAGAATATCTGGCGTGTTCGATGAGGATCGGGGAACTCATAAACACCAAGGTATCGATATATCTGGAGAAGAAGGCTCTCCCATAAGCGCAGCATTAGACGGAACAGTTCTCCGTGCAACAGATAGGAACACGGGAGGCTATGGACAAGTTATTGATATACAACATGCAGATGGCACTGTAACCAGATATGCTCATCTTAGCAAGATGTTCGTGCAAAAAGGGACTACTGTCAAAAAGGGCCAAACAATAGGCGAGATGGGCAACACTGGAAAATCTTCCGGACCTCACTTACATTTTGAAATTATACCAAAGGGCGGTAAAGCAATAGACCCCCTACAGAAACTTCCAGGGCTAAAAGATCAAAAAAGTTCCCAGAAGTTCGATAGTAGCAAGAGTAGTGATCAAGCTGCAGCTCCTGGAGCTGCACCAGGGACAAGTGATTCACCCTCAAGCAGTTTGAATAATACTTTTGCTAAGGCGTTTGGTTTTGATCCATCGATGATGGGAAATCTTGAAGGAGTGTTTAAAGGTCAAGATTTAGAAAACCTCAGAAAGATACAAAAAGAAATGAATATGTCTCCTCCTCCTACCCAACAAGCTGCGAACTCTCCTTCAAATCCTAATCCCGCTCCTGGCCACCAAAAAACTGTACATGCAACCCAAGCCAGAGAAAAAGATTTCTTATACGTCTACTACGATCAAAACCCTCAATACACTTAATTATATAATATGTCAGTTCAACAAAACGTTACCGATTTTAGACAAACACTCCGCGATCGTATTAGTCAGCTAGGAGGAGTTGCTGAGCCTGTAGCTGTAGCAAATGGGGAGTTAACTTTAACGGGTTCTTCTTCAACTGATTTTGATATACTTAATAATATTGTTAATAGCTTTTCTAATTCTCCTGAATTTACCGGTACTGCATCTTTTGCCAACATTGCAATTACTAACTCGCTTATTGCTAATAACTCAGTTGGAAATAATGGCCAGGTATTGGAAAGTAACGGATCGTCAATTTACTGGAACGACAGACCACCAACAAACTTTGCTAATGGCCAATCTATTACCGTTAATAACATTAATGCTAATAGTATTACATCCTCCAACGTCACATTCACTAACGCATCGCTGTTAGGTACTCCAACTGCTCCCACTGCTAACTCTGGTACAAACACAACTCAGCTAGCAACAACCGCTTTTGTGACATCCGCTCTTACGGCAGCATACCCGATAGGATCAATTTACATAAGCACTGTTAGTACAAACCCATCAACCCTACTTGGATTTGGCACATGGGTTGCGTTTGGAACTGGAAGGATGTTAATTAGTGCTGATGGAACATACGCTGCTGGATCAACTGGTGGTTCTGCTACAACGACATTATCGGTAAACAACTTACCAAGTCACACTCACACAGCGTCTTCTTCTGTCAATGATCCGGGCCACGCCCACACAACGACTTGGAACAACATCAACGACTTCAACCAAGGCGGTAGTGCTCCAGGTGCTGAACAATTCCCCGACGATACCCAAGGAACGTTCGGTATTGATACAAATTCAAATACTACAGGAATCAGTGTTTCCACATCTGTATCTAATACAGGATCGGGTAGTGCGGCAACAACAATATCCCCCTACATTGCTGTCTATATGTGGAATAGGACAGTTTAACTATCCCAATAAAAAAGCCCCTTTCGGGGCTTTCTTTTTACTCTTCTGCAGCTAGCTTCTTAAAGAAGTCCATATTATCATCGTCCTCTGCGAACGCTTCATCTAAAGACTTTTTAGGAGCAGGCTTTGGTGCCATTGTCTTTGCAACTGGAGCAGCAGCTGTTGCAGGCTCATCATCCCATGGAGGAGTAGTAGCTTGTGCAGCAGTTGTACGAGCAGCAGCTGGATTACCATCCAATCCAAGAGCTTTGTTTAGACGAGCTTTCAACTCATCATAAGACTTAAACTCTTTAGGAGCAACGAATGCTTCCAACGAATGCTCTTGCTTCCACAATGCTTCCAACTCTTCATCATCGTTGAATAAAGCAGTAGCTGGTTCAAACTCAGACTTATCGTAATTACGATAGCCTTCTACATTACGAATCTTCAACTTGAAGTTAGCACCTTCCCAAAAATCAAATGGGTTGATCTTGTGTTCATCTTCAAACTCTGGGTTCATTGCGAGTTCGATCTTATCCCAGATTTTCTTTCCATACTTGTAAAGCATTACTTTGCCTTCGTTTTCTGGATGGGCAGGATCTTTCACAACATAGATGTTGGAGATGAAAGAGAGACGGCGCTTGTATTTACGAACTAATTCTTTGTTCGCTTCAATACCAGAGTTCCACAACTGAGAGTTGTATTCTGATACTGGGTCTTTCTGACCAAGTGTTGTGAGAGACTTCTCAATGTACCAGCCACCTGGGCCTTGGAATCCATGATCCCAAATACGTACATATGGTTTATCTTCACCATCGGGTGCAGGCAAGAAACGGATGATGGCATAACCATTACCGGCTTTATCTACTTCTGGTTTCCAGAGTCGATTGTCTTCTTGTGAACCTTGGGTGGGGGCGTTCAGTTTCTGAACTTCTGTAACGAGCTTGTCGAATTGAGACTTGCTGTTTTTCTTGAGTGAGGCAAATGATGAGCTCATGTATTTCTCCGTATAAGCGTTGTATAAAATATATTAATCGTTGTATCCACATTATGCATAATATAGAAGTATTTATCTTACTTTATTGTTGAGAATTTGTCAACAACTATTTGTTTTAGTTTATCCTTATCAAATTTAAGGAATGGTCTGTACTTCTTACACTTCTTGTACACCATCGGCCAGATAACATCTTCTTCGATCTTTCTGTTCCAATGTCTAAAGAAACCACAAAGATCATTAAGGACAACGAGTGTCTCTAATGATACTTTTTTCTGTATCAATAACTTGAGCAGTAAAGGATGGTTGGATCCTTCCACTACAAGGTTATCGTTGTAAACTAAGCTGAGACTATCAAGATCGTTTGTAAACACGTAGGATAATGATTCCTGGCGCTTCAACCATACCTTGTAATTGTTCTCAGCTTGCTGTTCATTAGCTAAGTCTCCAACCCATACATTTGGATTGTCTTCCACAATGTTAGCAAGGACAAACCTTTCGGTATCCTTATGCTTGGCTAATTTATTGAAGAAGTATTTGTCATGTCGCATTTCAAAAGACTGAACATTTGCTCTTGTCTTTCCACCATAACGAAAGTAATCGTATGTGTCTGAGTTAAAATGATTCTTCAAAGCGACATACAATTTGTATGCCTCATAACCAGTCATATTATCTCTCTAAGTGTTGTTTAATAGATTCCGCTTGAAACACTCGTTGTCTCAAATCCGTTGTAGAGAACGAGTGGTTGCGTTTATTATACACTATTTGAATATTATTGTCAATACAATAATCTTTTGCTGTAAACTCTTTATCTTTGTAATCAGAACCAAGGATGCGAACATCTATTGGTAACGTCTTAAATAGATCCACTAAGTCTTTCTCAGTATCATATATCACAACCTCGTCTACATGACGACATCCTTTAACCTGAACTTGTCTCTCAACAATACTTTGAACTGGTTTGTTCTTGGATGCTCTATCAATGGAAGGATC